CTTCGGACTGCCTGCTGCACAGTTGATCAGATAATGTGAGGAGTAGCCTCGAAACTGCCAGTACTGATTCTGATCCGTCATGAAGTTACGGTCGTAGGTGTGCAGCCAGCCCGACTCTTGGCCGGCAGCGGCAGATGGCAGCGTAATGGGTACGTCTGTACCCAGATCGGGTACGTGCAACGAGGCGCCTGTGTACGCAGGGTTCACATTGGCATAGTTGACATACAGTGTGTACCCGTCGTTGCTGGGCAACGGGTTGGGCCATGCAGTATTGCCGGCAAGATCGGTGAAGCGATCATCGTAGGCTTCGTCACTAGACTGATGTCCGAGTGCCAGTCGTACGTTGATAAGGGGGACAGGCGCTCCGTTGTGGTCTCGAACCTGAATCTGGGCCATGAACACTCCTACTGCTGATTGGGGTTGAACGTCCCGAGCCCTTCAGGCGGTACGACAGCTCGGTACAACCAGTATCGGGTCTTCGAGGCTACGAGCGCAACATCGTAATCCCAGCCAGAGATCGCAGCAGGGATGAGGCTGTCAGGCTGACCTTCGGAAACTAGGCCGCAGATTTGTACGATGCCGTTCGCATGTTCGACAACGACACGTTTGGGCGCTTGTGTGGCTGGTAATTCGATACTCATCATGCCATCATACCTGTGTGATTGATCCCTGTGACCGCCGACGCTCGCCAGGCCGCTGTAAAATTACTGCAGAAGGCTCCGATCTGCGCTTTCACCTGGAAGTACGAGGGCTCGGCGTCCTCATCGTGTCAGTGGGCTCCGAGCCCACAGATCCTCTGGGAAAGATACAGTCGTTGACGGCGGCACTGGTGCGGCTCCCGTCGAAGCCTGACCTCGGCCCACCGCTCCCTGGGCAGCCGCCTCCCGTTTCTTGATGTCGGCGACCACTTGCTGAACCGCGTTGTTCGGATCGACTTTCTGCACCAATCGAACCCGTCGGCCTTCCTGTAACAGGCTGGTTTTGTAGATGCGGGCCTGTTCGCCGGCATCGGCCCACTGCAATAGGTAGTACGTGCCGACATCTTCGAAGGAATCACGCTCTCGAAGGGTATGCACGAGCTTCGTACCGCCCAAGAAGATGAATTCGAGATCCGTGACAACTTCAGTCGGGGGTGGGGTCAGGTTTTCCATCAAGCCTCCGCTAGACATCTTGCAACAACCATGCCATGATTGTCGTGGAGGAAGCCTTATCATGCCCGGCGCACGTTCTGTACTCCCGAAACCACGTCCGTTCAAACCCTTGAAGCGTAAAGGGAAGGCTACCGAGGCCGAGAAGGCGCTCGTGGCCCAGTTTGTCCTTGATCAGCCGGCCGCCATCACCCCCTCTCAGACAACCGCACTGGCTCGTACCCTTCGACGGTCGAAGGAAGCCACGATAGCCTTGATCGAACAAGCTAAAGAGAACTTCCAGTCAGATGCTGAGCGCTACGTGGTGATCCACAAGGAAGCCGTCGAGAAGGCGCTGGCGAATGGGGATTCGAAGTCGTTGCAGGTTGCCGTGCAGGGGTCTGAGTGGGCTCTTGAAAATCTACAGGCCGAAGGGGTCAGCATCGTCGGTAAGAAGCAGGAAGTGGGCTCGCAAGCCGGCAAGATCATGATCGGAATTAACATCGGGGGAATACGTAAATCAGAGGAGACTGTAGATGCCGTCGCAGTCGAAGTGCCACCACAATAGACCAAAAGAGGCCAAAGGGTTATGTAAGGCGTGTTACATGAAAATGCGTTGGCATAAACTGCCCCGTGTTCGTGAAACTGCTCGACGATGGCGAGACAGACTACCCAATAAACGTGACTATCTGAAACATTACGAATTAATGGCGCGTTACGGGGTCTCGCTTGAACAGTATAAGAGTCTTCTTACTCTGCAGGCCGAATGTTGTGCTATCTGTGGTAGACACCAGTCTGAATTCAAACGAGCACTGGCGCTCGATCACAACCACAAAACTAACGAGGTTCGAGGTCTTTTGTGTGGACACTGCAATACCTCTGTGGGTCAATTTGAGAAAGTAGGTGTGGAAAACGCTGAAAGGTTTCTCGACTATATTCTCAATCGGCGCACCGGTTTGAGGGTGAAAGACTGAGATGGAACCTACTTGGAAACTTCAAGTTACACTTGAGAGTGGCGAGCCGGACACCGTCTACGCCCCGCAGGAGTATCAACAGCCGTTCCATCTATCGAATACGCCCAACCTGTTGGCGCTCGGCACTCGTGGCACAGGCAAATCGCACGTCCTGCGCTTCGATGCCATCATTCGCTGCCTATTATTCCCCGGCTTCCGCGCCCTCATCATCCGGCGCAAGCTGACTGATCTGCGGAAGTCGCACCTGATGTTTATCAGTGCGGAGATGACGAAGCTGGGCTGCGGTCATTACCGCCAAACGACGATGGACTGCGTGTTCGACAATGGGTCCATCATCCAGTTCAGCCATTGCGAATCCGACAAGGACATGGATAATTACCTGTCCTCGCAGTGGGATTACATCGGCTTCGACGAATTATCAACCTTTACCCTCGAACAGTTCCTCAAAATCTCTGCGGCAGTGCGTACGGTGGTCTCTCATCCCTTCATCGGCCTTGTCCGCGCCTGCTCGAACCCCCTTGGGCCCGGCGCTGCATGGATGAAGCAATGGTTCATCGACCATGACGTGGATTATGGGGAGTTTCCTGACTATAACCCCGACGATTTCGAGTGGCAGTTCACCACACTTGATCAGAACGCCTATGTCGACAAGCGGGAGTATGAAAAACGCCTCAAGAATCTCCCTGAGCATGTGCGCCGAGCCTGGTTGTTGGGCGAATTCGTCGATGAGGGCTCCTATTTCAGCGATTTCCGCCAGACGATGCAGAAGCCTAATGGTGAGTTTGTCCCATGGCATGTGGTCAAGACGCTGCCGACGTGGAAGGGCCAGTACCTGCACGAATTGCCGTGGATTCGCGTCTACCGGGCAGTAGACTGGGGCTATTTCCCTGACCCGGCCGTCTGCCTGTGGATCGCCGTGCTCCCGAACGGTCGTGGCATTGTGTTCAAAGAGCAAACATGGCGCCGCACTCTCGCCACCGACGTCGCTGCCGAGATCAAGCGACTATCCGAGGGGATGAATATCTGCGAGACCTTCGTCGACCCGACGATGTTTATCAAGACGGGCAATGCACCCTACTCCATCGCAGAGCTGTTCGAGCAGAATGGCGTCCCGTGCACGCCCGGGCAGAACGACCGTGAGCTGTATGGCTATGCCGTCCACCACTACCTCAACACGATCATCGACGAGGAGCCACAAGTCCAGATCGTCGGCCCTGCCTGCCCGCAGCTGGTGAAGACCTTCCCACTGCTGCAGATGGACCCGAAAGACCCGAGGAAGATTGCGGACGGACCTGATCATTGGGTTATTTCACTCGCGCATTTCTGTATGGGCCAAGTGCCACCAAGCCGTGATCCTATCGCAGAGCCCACGAAGCGCTGGTTGATGCCCAAGCAAAAGCCGCGCCAGATCATCGGCTGACGTGCTAGACTTGCAACGTAGGAGATTCCATGCCCGAAATAGATGAGCAGATGCCCGCGCCCCCTGACGAAGCTACCGCTAAAGCTTCAGACAGCGAGGCCGAGCCTGATTCTCCGACCATGACGAAGAAGCAGATCGAGACCTACTTCAAGACGCGTGTCAAATCTTGCAAAACTGAAAAAGACAGCCTGATTCAGGAGTGGCGTCGAAACGTCGAGCTGCGAATTGGCCATGTTGCCGAGTTATACACCAATGGCTTCAACGTCCCCTTCGATGAGATACAGACAGAGCTGAACCCCGACTGGTCGCTGACTAAGACGAAGACGGCGAACCTGTACTCGCAGGTGCCGACGGTACGCCTCTCCAGTGAGAATAAAGCCTACCGCCCTGCACTGCCTTCCTTCGCAAAGCAGCTCAATTACGAACTGACGCCGAAGCGTTCGAACATCAGCGCGGCGATGGAAGAATGCTTGAACGATGTGGTCAATGCCGCCGGCATCTGCCTGATCTTCACTGGGTACATGGCCCGTTACAACGAGAAGCTGATTCCGGCCCTCGACGAGCAGACCATGGCGTTGTTTCCGCCTGAAATGTTGCAAACACTGACCGAAACAGAAGTCGAAGACGACTGGGACCCTTCACCCGAGAATCTGCAGACGATGTTGGCCCAGCAGCAACTGCCGATGAAGCGTACACACGAAGTCGTCAGCGATAAAATCTTCACGTCGAGGAAGTCGCCTGTCGATGGGCTCTGGCCTGCTGACTTTACTGGCTCTGACTTCAACGAAGCGGATTTCGGCGGCTACACGGGCAAACTGTCGTGGGCAGAAGCGAAACTGGAATTCAAGCTGAAGGACGAACAGTACGATCAAGTCGTCAGCGATAGCACTGAGCCCTCTGATAAAACCCTGCGCTCGAACTGGGAGCGCGCTGGCCTCGCTGACACGAAGAAGGTCAAGTTCGACGATATTTACTACTGGCGGTATCGTGTCGATCCTGACGAGAAGTCGCTCGATTGCATCTGGCGCATCGTCTATGTCGAAGGGTTAGATGAGCCGGCGATCCACGAGCCGTGGAAGGGCCAGCAGAAAGTCGCCTTCGATGATGCGAATCCCGATGCCGGCCACTACTACATCGGCAACACGCGCTTCCCTGTTCAGTTCTGCACCCTGACGTACATCACCGATAATCCGGTCCCGCCCTCGGATTCCAGCGCTGGCCGCCCTCAAGTTAATGATTTGAGGCGTTCGCGGCGGGACATGTTCAACAACCGTGCCCACTCTGTGCCGATTCGTTGGTTCGACGTTAACCGCATCGACCAGACGATTCAGACCATGCTGATGCGGGGCACCTGGCAGGGCATGATCCCGACGAACGGTGACGGGTCGCGAGCCATTGGCGAGATTGCACGCGCTTCCTATCCGGGTGAGAACTTGTCGTTCGATCAGCAGGCGATGCAGGACTTGCATGATTCGTGGCAGCTCAGCCCGCAGCAGATTTCAGGGGCTGATCAGTCGGGTACGGCCACCGCAGCCAACATCAGTCAGCAGAACTTCGCCACCCGCATCGGTCAGGAACGTGGCCGTGTCGCCCAGTTCTTCCTCAATGTCTGCGAGCTGGTGGCTGGCTATTTGGTGCTCTACTCTGACTTCCCGATCCTTACGCCTGAGGAAAAGGAGCAGATGGAGGGTGCATGGGACAACAAGCGGGTCATGCAGGGCCTGGCATTCAAGATCCTGCCCGATACGCAGGTTGTGCTGGACTCGAATGCCCGTATCCAGAAGCTGACGAACTTCTTGAATATCACCGTCAAGTCGGGATTCATTAACCCGAAGCCGATTATCGTCGAGATCGCCGAGTTGTCGGGGATCGACCCGATGGAAGTGGTCGTCGATCCAACTCCACCCGTGCCAGAGCCCCCGTTCAAGTTCTCGTTTAGTGGCAAGGATGACTTGACTAATGTCCTAGTGCTGGCGACGTTCATCGCGAAGGGCGAGCCGCCGT